ATTATCATACGACCTACAACATCAGGTTCGAATTCCATGTCTGCATCTACAAACAATTGATAATCAAAACCAGACTCTAAAAACATTGCTGTCAGTACATTTCTTCCGTAGCCAACATACGGACACTTAAATGTTCCTATCTCTGATTTTATTTTTGCAAGAGTAAACTTATTAAATAACTTAACCAACGATAGACAAGTTGATACTTGCATTAAGTCATACGTTGGCATTGATATATAAACACTAGGTGCTTTCGTCATACTATATTCTCCTTATCTTCTATTTCTATTATTTCTTCTGGTATCTCCTCTTTTTCTAAACCTTCTTTTGGAAGTTTTAAAACTCTTAATGGTGGAAATGATTCCTCATTATCTCCTTTCGGAAATCTTTTCTGACAATCAAACTCACCTTTAAAATATTGTTTGACCATCGTGGCTGTTCTTGCTCGCTCTTGATTCCAATCTCCACGTTTTAATTCATCGTAAAATTTATCGTACACAAAATAAAAATGTTGATCCTCGTGTAAAACAGATCCACTTTTAAATGCTGCATAGGAGCTAGCCTTGGGTCCATTAACATATGTAAATAATTCTTTCTTCAACATGTCTACAGGATTTGTACCTGCAGGTGGTTGAATAGTTTCCATGGTTGCCCATAATCCGTTTAATATATTTTGATATTCTTTTTCTTTTATGCTTGGTGGATATGTCGTTGTGTGATCTGCAATCAAACTACGCATCTGTTTCATCTCGTTAAATTGTTTTATACTACGTGCATGCACTTGTACGATTTTATCTGCAGCCACCTCAACATTAAAAAAATATTCATGATCAGGTTTATACATAATCCTAATTAAACCTGATACTGATGGCCACTGCGAATCAAAGTGACCACCAATACCAAACTTTCTCTTAAGACAAGTTCCCCTCGCACAGTAAGATGAAATAGGTAAATCATTGCATTTAAAACCTGCTGTATCTTTTTTCCAATATTTAATTTTTTCTTCTACTTTGCCATCACCCCATATCTCATCATACAAAATATAATTTCTAGCTGCTCCTAAAACTTTCTTTTCCCAGTTTTCGCTAAATTTCTTTTTAGCAAAAACCATGTAATTGTATAAAAATCTATCTCTCTCATCCTTTAGTTTGTTGCCTGATTCCTGTATCTCTTTGCAAATCATCTGTAAACAAGGAGGACCATCAGCAAACTCTTCAGGTCCACCCGTTAATACTTCTTTTATTTTCTTATTACTAACTTCTTGTAAACTTTCTTTTGTTTGTAAATTAGCTTCGACTACTTTTAAAAAATAATCTAGATCCATTTTACTTCCGTCAGGTCTGTATGCTTGACGTTCGTTACCATTAAAATATGGAAGGTTTATAAAACTACCAGTAGTTCTTTCTCCATTTTGATTCTTACCAAGAGCAGTTTGTTTAGGAAATATTTCTGTCTTTGCTGGCAGTCCAAATAAAAATAATAGATTAGATAAAAATTCTCTAATTAAAGATGCAGGTACTTTTTCTTTTGTGAATACATAAATGTGAAGTCCACCACTTTTTGATTCTATTGGAATGACTGGTAAATTTTTAGTATCAATAACTTTTAAATATTTTTGTAAATCAAATTTTTCATAATCGTCGGGGTCAACATCAATTGCACCAAAGCTAGCCATGCTTTCATCATCACATGCTTGTAGGCCAATAGATTTTTGTCCGGTTAAATGATCTTGATAATCTTTTTCTGTTATGGGTCTTTTAGCCCAGCCGTAGTCACCTGGATCAAATTTAAGTTTGTTTGTTTTAGGGTCATGATACCCGTTCTTGACATTGCAAAAACCAAAGTCTCTTTTTAATCCAGTAAAATACTTTTCAAAATCTTCCATAACGTATTAAAGGGCGGTTCCACTCTCGCTTTCCCGCCCCTTCTCGCAAGTGTTGCCTGCGGCAACTCTGTTATACAATGTCTCCAGTATTTTTAGGCGCTTCGTATTTTGGTTTCGCTGCACCTTTAGATACGGTCTTTTGAAGTTGCTGTGCTATTTCATATAACTCAGCATCTGCATCGAGACTAACATCAAGATTTCTAACTCTTGATGGTTTGTAGACATGCCAGCTTTTACTGCCTGCTGTTTTACCCACAGTTTTTAAATTATAAACCGCTGAGTATGCAGCTGGATTGAAAGAACCATCCTTATCAGAGAATCTTAGATTCTTAATAAGATTGTTTAGCTCTCTCGCTGGTGTAAGATTTGAAGATCGCATAGCAATTACTGCTGGTCTTGGTTCTCCATCGACCAATGCTAATACGTAGAAGTATGCAGTTTTCTCTACATAGTTTCCGTTTGGTAGTCTGTATCTACCGTTCTTCTCTTCCACGGCATCCGCTGGAATCTCTATATGAGTTCCGACTGGAGCAGAAGCGCTATCGCCTCTCTCCTGCCACTCCGGATATCTAGTTTGAGAATGTGCTATAATCACATTGAGCCCCTCACTACCACTAATAAGTTGCGTGAAGCCTGCTGCATATATCATGCCAGGTTTTGCACCTTCAACATATTTTGGGTCTCTCTCATTGCACTCCGGTGAAAGTTGATGAAGAATTTTTAAAATCGGTGTTGATACATCATCCGATCTTATTTCTTCAGCGCCTTTACCAGCATCGCCTCTGAGATTGATAGTTGCAAGTGATCCTGCACTATTCTTTTTTACTACTTGTTTATCCATAATTTACTCCTTAATGTTTGTTGGTTTAGTAGTTTAATTTTTGGTTTTTATTTCTGTTTGATTTCCTTCAAACAATGTGAACAACTCTGCAGGTATACTGCCACCTTTTTGATGAAAGTCCCGCAAAGTTGTTCTAAGGGTTCCGGCATGAACTGCAATTTTCCGATCGGGTTCATAACCTTGTCCTCGTGCAAGTAGAGCGTAATGCTCTGCCTTGTGATCTTCGTTGAGACCAAACTTGACTGTGATTTCGTTTTTCACAATCGCGCCTAGTCCCTGTCTCCGAAGCCAGTCGTGTGCCTCTTGCTTTTTAGCAGCAATTATTGAGACACCAAATACATCTTTAACAGATATTTCTGATCCGTCTTTTAATTTAAGAGTTTTTAAATTAAGCTGATTCATTAGATCAGGAATAATTATATTAGAATAATATTTTTCTCTTTCTTTTAACTCTTTCAGTTTTGTTTCTTGATTAATAACTTCTTGTTTTATTTCTTGAAGCGTATTAATTTCTTTTGATAGTTCGTCTGGATTGACGTTTGACACCTGATTCGGTGCATCTTTTCGTAGGTCTATAGTCATATCTTTCTCCATATGTGTTTGTTAGTTTAATCATTAATAATAATCCTTTTATCGCAATTCGAAATATAGAGATTTATTTTAGACTGTCAACTATTTTTGAAAAATATTTACTTCTATTGGGTAATAGGTTTTTTCTTGACGATCCCATTTTAAAAGTTTGTATCTACCATTGGTTGTATCGGAAACTAATGAACACACTACACCTATGATTGCAGGGTCTCCAGATAATAAAAGATAATCGTCCTCTGTATAGTTCTTTAGAAGCGTTCTAAGTTTCATAACCAAAGGTCCAGGTGAGTGTATCATTTGTGAAAACTCTGGAAGCAAAGACACAATATCACCATATTTTTGTGCGCCTACAATATTATATTTAGGCTCACCTTTACTTGTGCCTGGTATGTCTTGAATTAAATAAACTTTACTCATTTAATCTCCCTGTATTGAGCTATTAAAGAAAATCTTTTACTTTTGTCATCTGAACTCCAGTTTAAAGGGGAATGATATATTTGTGAATTCCAAAAAATAGCTCTGTTTTGTCTAAATCCTACATGAGTATTTAATTCATTAAAGTCATCTTTTGACACATAAAATCCAGTTCCTTTATGTAATTCTTCGTTTCCTCTTATATATACAATTACTTGATGAGTGCAGTTTTCACCGTAATCACAATGAACTCTTGGCTCTACTGTGGCCAACATAGTAATACTACAAAAATGAGTTTTTAATTTAATATCAAATTGTTTTTCACATTCTTCTTTTAAATACTCTGTTACATCCTCAGAAGCTGGTATAGAATACCATATATGATTTACGTCTTTTATATAGTTACCACCCGCCTGATAATTATAAAAAGGCACTTTATCATATAAAACTTTAAACTTAGAGCTTTCTAAAAAATCGTCTTTTATACGTATATCAAATTTTTCCATCTTGACTTTTTATCTTTCAGATAATATATAACAATTAGAAAGTAAAAGTAAACATGAATTACAAGTTTAAAACTAAGCCATATGCCCATCAATTAAAGGCTTTAGAGCGTTCTTGGGATAAAACCTATTTTGCGTATTTTATGGAGATGGGTACCGGTAAATCTAAGGTCTTAATAGATAATGCCTCTATGCTGTACGATAAAGGTGAGATAAATGGCCTATTATTAATAGCTCCAAAAGGTGTTTATAAAAATTGGTATGAGGGTGAAATACCTGATCACATGGTAAAACACATTGAAAAGAAAGTTGTCCTTTGGGAAACATCTAATTCTTCAATAGAGAAGATAAAAGAATTAAACACTATGTTTGATACAGGCACAGACTTTCATATTTTAATTATGAACGTAGAAGCTTTTTCGTATCCAAAAGCCACAGAGTTTGCTAGACGTTTTTTATCCTGTCACAAAGCAATGATGGCA